AACATAGGGACAAGTCCTGCTTCGTGAACGTTCACGGCCATCTGTAAAGCAATCTGGGACTTACCAGTCTTAGGAGGAGCGATTACAGTGATCAACTGTCCGCCCTGAAGACCTGCAGTTGCCTCATCAATTTTTTCAAAACCCGTAGGAACTCCAAGTAGTACCGAGTTCTGTACGTTCTCGTATTGTTCCCAACGTTTGTCTGGATCTTTTGTTAGGTCAACGTGTGTGGTACCTACTACGCCCTGTTCATTGACAAGAGCAATTGCCTTGCCCATTTCAATAAGCGCAGCTTCGTGGTCATTGGCCTGCATCTTTTCAATGACATGCTCAGCGCCTGAACGAGTCAGCAAATTACGACGGAACTCCACCATCTTGTCAATCAGATAGTCGAGATTGTCGTCAACGTCTTTTAGGATTTTAAAGTTTGGGAAGTTGTCGTGTACTGCAGCCGGAGACGGTACCTCACGGTAGCTTGAATAGTGGTCACGTATAAATTTCCAGATACGACGTAGATCGTCATCAACAATCCAATCATCCCGAATTCCACGTTCAATTACTGGGATGATCGTGCGCTCAACAATTACCTTGCTGACTAGTCTGTATTCGTTATCGTATGCCATGCCCTCGGCTCCTCCTATAGGTTTTCTAATTCGATTCCATAGGAACCGTATCTAGCTACATTTTCTTTTAAATCTACCACGCCTTTTAGGTTGGTTCTATAAGGCAGTTCTTGAATTAATTCATCAATTCCATCATATATCTCTGCGTAGTTGAAGGGATTGCCCCCACGTCGTTCTAGCTTATCCATAACTTTTTCTAGGATTTCTTCAGTCCAATATTGGTTAGAAAACCCAGCTAGTTCTACCGAAAGTCCGAACTTATTTGAAAGGTTCCAGATATGAGATAAAGATTGGTTATTCAAACCACTTAGCTCTCGAACAAACCCTGAACGAATCAGTTTTCGTGATTCTTTTAGATATGAATTTGCTACAACGTCTATTACAACAATTATACGTGGAGAGGTTTCGTTTGATATGTCTCCCTTTATCAATCAATAACCTCGATATCTGCGTAACGAACTAAAAGTGCTCTGAATGCTTTTGGATCTTTTATGGCTTCTAATACTACATCTTCTGGTGGGGCATCATTCTCGTTCATTTCAATCGAATAGTGGCCATCAGAGGACTCCATTCTGTCCTTAACAAACTTTACGTGCTTGCAGCGGCCGCTTCGGAGAAAGTGCGGGCAATTGCATCTGAGCAGGTTACTGTCTTCTGTGTTTGCCTCTACGTCGTGAACTCCCTGGTTTGATAAAAATATCTGTATTGTTCTCCAGTCTTCTACGTTCATTATGCAAACTTTCTGTGGTCTGTGTCTGGGGTCTCTACACGTTCAAAGGCTTCCCAGGCAAAACTGCCCATTGCATCTCCGTATTGCTTTCCCCAGTTGTCTCGGATGACATTGGTTGTAACAATTGTTGGTAAGGCCTTGTCGTACCTTGAGCGTAACAGCTCATCGAAAGCGGCATTGTTATACGCAGAAGCGTACTCTTTGCCAAGATCGTCAATGATTAAAAGGCGTACGTTCATGTGGTCCTCCTTGGCACGGCCGTGAAACCCATCCATCTCAATCTGTAGATTGCGTCTGCTATCTGTGTCTGCATCTATGAACGCCTTTTTACGGGAGATAAAGTCGGGGAAGGTCATGTAGTACACTGGTCGGCTCTGGTGTCCGTAATCGCTAGGACTTAGGCCCAAAATTTTCTGTGCTGCTGGATCTTCCTCCGGTAAACGACGAACAAATTCAATTGCAGTAGTCACAGCGTGAGTGGTTTTTCCTTGACCCGGTCCTCCGTCTAGTAGAAGTCCTACTCCTGTAGTTCCTAGTCCGCCTATAGCCTTGATTACATCTCCAGCTAGAACACGCTCAAGCCACTCATCAATTTCAATTGGAAATGATCCGATGTTGTCAATAATGTCTTGGCGTTCACGATCTAGAAACCTCTGTGGAATGTTTGATCGACGGCTTAGCCAGTGTCGTTTAATTGGGTGGATCTTTGCAATATTAAATGTCATTGTTTTTAATTTTCTCCTCGTATCGTGCTAGTGATGCTCTTCCTGGCATTGAGTTGTCAAACCGACGACCATCTGAAGCATAAATGTTTTTTTCCGTTTTTTGCTCAAACTCATCATTCATTCCAAGTTCATTAATAACTTTTCCTGACTGTGCCATAAGTGCATGTAGGTATAGCTTATACGCAGATCCGGGGTCCTTACGCACGAGTGGCGCATTATTTGGATCCGTAGCAAATCTTTCTAGGACTTCTAGCTCTATTACCGGTGTAAATGAGTACTTTTGGCGGAATGTAGCAAGAATTTTTCCTAACTGAGTGGTTGGAATTATTCCTGGAATGCCACGTATTTCGTCATAAAGTCTTGAAGAAAATTCAGCAGCAACATCAAACGCAGTCCAGTCTTCTTGTGGTCGTTGAAACCTAGTCTTTGGATCACGCTTGCTAGCTGGTTTGACCTTTTGGGAAGACGGAACTTCACCCTCAAGTAGACCAAACCCTCCAATCTCGTCATCATCATCTTTCCATTTGCTAACCACGGTAGCCTCCTTAGCTATATTAGTTATTTTAATATTATTAATATCTATATTAGTAGTTGTTACTTTAGTAGCTATATAGTCAGCTGTTGATGTTTCAGATTTGAAACCTGGTTCAGAACTCCATGTTTCAGGATTGAAACTTGGTGAAGGCTTTATTAGCTCAGACTTAAAACCTAAAACAATCTGGTATTTGTTGTAAGAAAGCTTTCCTAGATTTCGTTTAGTTCTAACAGTCTTAATCAAATTGTTATCTGTAAGACCGGATAAGGTCCTAAATAAAGTTGTGCGGCTATACCCAGTGACCTGTGTTAATTCTTCCATAGATGCGGACACTTCACCATCAGGTTTAGCAAGAGTTCGAAGCGCAATAAACGTGCGTAATTCATTCTCTTTTAAAGACAACAAAACGTTGTCAATAGAACCCTCCAAAATAAACCTCCTAAAATGGTCGTCGAACAACCGTTACCGGATCGCTCAACTTATTAGCAATCAATAATAGTAGCAGAGCTACAAAGGAGGTTGCTAGACCAGAAATTACAAGGGCAAATCCATCAATATCAAAAAACCAACAGCTGATGTAAGATAAAGGGATTGTTAGTATCTGCTTCAAAAGTCTTGTGCTAATTATTTCTGAAGAGAATGACGAAATAAACTCGATCAGGTAGGATACTGCCATTCCTGAAACGATGATATAAATTAATAGTTCCATAGAACTATGATATTACGAAATACCTGAGCCCTCAACGCCCGCATAAGACCTAATTATGTAGGCGGTATTTGTAGGTAAGTACTCTCGTATAGTGCCCAAAAGCCTGATACGCTTTATAGAACGGCCAACATACATATGGCTAATTGATACAGTAGGGCTTTGGTAATACACGCTATAACCAACAGGCATGTCCCCATCAAAATAGTCTGTAGGAGTAAACCCAGACTCTAGCTGAGCCATATCAAAGTTTAAAACTTCCCCGTCTGTTGCCCCTGTGTCAGACTCAACCATAAGAGTTACAGATGTGTTATCTTTACTAAATCGACTACTAATGCTAAACGTAGCATAATTCCTAGTCCAGTCAGAAGTTAGTGTTATAGGCTTTGAAGAAGTTATTGTTTGGGTTACAGACCCCTCAACTTCAGTGTATTCCTGATCTGTTATTGTAGCTATTGATGGGGCTGAATACGAGAATGTAAATTGCGTTGCTGCCGTTACTTCAACCACTCCATTAAAGTTTGAGTCAATATCCGTGACAGTTACTGTGTCGCCTACTTTTACAAAATCCGGCTGCATAACCTCTGCAATAACAACTCCATCGACCATTGTAACTGCAATAATGTTTTCTTCGGAGATTACTTTAGTAACAAGATTAAAGTCTATATCTACGGAGTCTGTTCTTCCATATATAGACCATACATAAAGAATACTAGAGTCAAGAACTCCCTGACCAATGTTTGTTACTAATTGGGTAGTATCACTGGGCCCAGTAGTAGAGGTGATTGTAGCCATATTAGTTCCTGAAAAAGCGTGTGAGTTTGTAGTTCCATCAATTGGCTCAACAACTATTTCAATAGATTCAGCAGTCTCAGTTAAAACATCATACGCAAACGCAGTCCAGTTAGAGTC